TATTGTTTTGTTGCCGCATCTGTTGATACTGTAGGAGCTCCGAGTGATTCAATTTTGAAACCACCAACGTGAACTTGTCCAGTTCCTGTAGGTCTAATTTCAACATAGTCATCTGATGAACCCGCTGTTAATGTTAAGTTACCTGTAGTACCTGTAACAGATGGAGTAATTATTGATCCAAATGTTCCTGTACCGTTTGCGTCAACGGTACCAGTAATGTCTAAGCCTGTTCCACTAATGACAGCAGTTGAGTTTCCTGCAGAAACTAAATCGATGTTGCCATTGTTTGTGATAGTGATGTTTGAGGTACCATCTATTAATGTACCTGTAAAGAATGATGCTGAAACTAAGTTTCCACCTGCTACATTACCAAAAGTACCGTTACCAGTTGCTTCAACTGCGCCTGCAGTAGTTAAGTTACCACCAGATACGTTACCAGTTGCGGATACAACACCTACTGTCGTAATATTTCCACCGATTACATTACCTGTTGCTTCAACTACGCCTGCAGTAGTGATGTTTCCACCTGCTACGTTTCCTGTTGCAGAAACAAGTCCTACAGTAGTTAAGTTACCACCGATTACATTACCAGTTACTTCTACAACACCTGCTGATGTTAAGTTAGAACCAGATACATTACCTGTGAATGTACCTACACCAGTAGCAATGATTCCAGTAGAATCAATATTTGCTATTAGTGCGCCATCAACGTTTAATTCAATGTTACCGTCTACATTTGGTATACGAACATTAGATGTTCCGTTTTGTATGCCTGAAGCATCGATACCTGTTAACTGAGAACCATTACCATAAAAATATGATGCTGTGATGTTACCTGATGTTGTTACTTGACCTGTACCATTTGCAACAAGAACGATATTAGCATTTGTATCTTGTCCAGTGATAGTCTGATCTGTAATATCTAAGTTACCAATCTGTGAATCAGGTAAGTTATTAACGCCTGTTTTACCAATGTATCTGTAACCTACGATGTAAAGAACTTTACTACTTGTTAAGGCAGCCGGAATTGTTTCTCCGATAAAGTTAAGGACACCTGATTGATAGTTATAAAAGAACTCACCTGTTCCACCTGAACCTGCCGCAAATATTTGCGTACCAGTTGAAGTTGGATCTGCGGCGCCGGTATCATCTACATAGACTTTAACAGAATATGTAGAACCAAATTCTGCTGGGATCCAGTAAGTTAAACTAGTCTTCCATGTAGGGTAAACACCCCCAACTGGTACAGTAGTATTATCTGCTGTACACTCGACTGCACTTGATCCTGTATATGCTTGAACAATACTAGTAACGGCTGCCGCTGTTCCTGGTATCTGATCAGCCTGAGTCCATAGAGTATCACCACGATTAAGTAGTGGACTTGCTATGGCTTCGTTACTAGGACTTTTATTACCTTCTGTGTCAGTTTTTGTGACACCGAAAGCCTGTTTATAAAGTAAGTCTACTTTTTGTGAAATTGGTATACTCATAATTAATTACTCGCTGATTCTAATGATAATGCTGATACAGATTGACCCGATGTCAATTTAATACGAACATATATTTCGTTGGTTGATGTTGAAGATGAACTAACTGTTCCGAATGTTGCTGTTGTTGACTCATTTGATACTGAACTACCTGTAGTTACTGTACCACCTAATGCACAACCGTCACTTCCGTTACCGCCTGCTCCGATGTTTGCTCCTGGAATACCTGATCCTGCATATGCAGTTGACATATCTAACCAACCATTGCTTGAAGATGTACTATCAATGTCTGATCCTGGAAGAGCGATCCATAAACCTGCAATTGTTCCTGAAAATTTAACGTCAAATTTAGATACTGAAGTTCTGATAAATTTAAATGTAAAGTACTGATCAGATGCTTGACCGCTTAAGTCTGGTCCAGTTGGGAAATACCCAGTTGAATAGTCTGTGTCATCGTGGCTTAAAGAGTCTGCTACTACTGTAGCATCATACGTCTCTAAAGGGCCTGTCTGACTGTTGAATACTGTTGCACTTGCAGAGAAAGTCGGTGTATCTGTTGAACCTGGGTTTGCAATACGTTGTGCTAAACCAGAACCAGAACCGATTGTTGATCCAATATAAACATTTGCTTCTTCGATTCTGCTTGAAGAAGATGAAGTACCTGTTTTATAAAGAACTGTTCCTGCAGGACTTAGTGAACTAGATCCTGATGCATAACTGTTAGTAACACTAACTGATGGTCCAGATGCACTTGATCCGAATCCTGATATGATTGATGCTGTTGTGCTAACTGCTTGACTACCAGATGCTACGTGTAAGTTTTGTGCTAATGGAGTTGTTACTCCTGCACCTGCATAACTTACAGTAACTGGGGAAGCAAATGCTCCGCCGCTTGATCCTGTTGCGAAGTTATCACTTGTTGGATACATATCGCCAGATAGTCTGTTAACGCTATAGTCAATGTCCCATGCCGTAGCACTTGTATAATGAGGAACTGTTGAACTATATTCTAATGTTGGTGTTGAGTCTGCTGTGAATGTTACAGCCGTAAACTGAGGTGTTCCAGGACTCGATGAATCATAGTACCAGTCAGGAGTGTTTGAATCACTTGCCGCTGAGTCTGTGATCTGTACTTCGTTCCAACCTGCTGGGATAGAAGAACCTGCTGAGTCTGCTGTAAAGACTGACCAGAAGCCTGCCGCTACGTTTGAATCAACTTCGTTGTAGTCAACGTTGTTTGTGATAATCAAGTTACTGTATGTACCATTACCATCTAAAGATGTTGTTAATGTACGTGAACCTGCATCTACACCATTTAACTCTAATGTGATCGTACCCGAGTCACCTGGACCAGAGTTTGAAATTGCATTTGTTGTGTAAGTGCTTGATCTTCTTACTTTAGTAACTGTTGTTCCACCTGCTACTGATTTACCACCAGTGGCTGTGTTATCAGTCTGTGTAAAGTTTGTCATACGATATGTTGATAAACTTTGAACTGATAAAGTACCATTTGGGAAAGGGGGAGGACTACTTGGAACTAACTTTCCTAATACAGTGTTTAACTGTGCAATTGAATTAGAGACCGATGATGCTGTAGTTAAAGTTAGTGCGTTAGATGTAAGATTTCCTTGAGTCGGAGTACCTAGTGCTATATCAATAGCACCTGTTGTACTTGGGACTGTAACTATTCCAGATACGTTTAATGTACCTGCTATGTTTGATCCTGTTCCAGAAACTGTTAAGATAGCCGCATTACCTGCAACTCCTACTGTGACATTGCCATCTGAAGCGGCGATGTCTACATTAGATGTACCGTTTGAAATTGATGAAAGATCAAGTCCAACAATATTACCTGCCGCAATATTTGATATGCCTGCACCGTCACCAGTAATAATACCAGTTGAAACAGTGATATTACCTGTTAAGTCTAAGTTAGCAGTATCTTTGTCGAATGTAAAGGCCGCTGAACCGCCGAATGACTCATCGTCATTAAACTGAATTGCTGTGTTTGAGCCGCCTGGGTCAGATAAGTCCCAAGGTGTGCCGTTTGCGTAGTATAGGTTATCGGTTAAGACTCCCAATGCGGTTATATTTGCAGTAAAATCAGCACCGTTCGTAGTGATTCTACCATTTGCAAGGATAATGTTAGCGGGAGTTTCTCCGACTGAGAATCCTGCTACTGAATTGAATGGTTTAATTGCCATTTTGTGAGTCTCCGTTAATTTGTATTGTGTAATACTTTATATGCTTATTTATCATAGTTATTTTTAAATGCTCTATGAGGCGTACCTTTCTATCATTATTTTATAATTGGTTGAATTGGTCGTTGCAGGGGTAACATTTAGTACGACTTTAGGGTCTCTAAATGCTGTTCCTGGGGTATATGCCGCACTAAAATCTCCAACTACCCCACCTACGAACAATGCACTTGTTTCATTATAATTTACTTCAGTACCATAGTATACAGCACTGATTTTAGACGTTTGTCTTCTTCCAGTAGTAGCATCTGTGGCTATAATTGTATAGTCAATCGCAGAAACTTCTGCCGCATCAACTATATAAAGTTCTGTTTCTGTTGTTGTTGTCGTAGTTGCAAAGTAAATCTCACTCGTTCTGAATGTAAACGACCCAGATCCGATCGTAATTACGTTTGCTTCTACTTCAGTTGCAAATACAACTTTGTTAGTAACAGTATTGAATGTCATGTAAGGCGAGGCGCCAAACGTTCCTTCACTGTTAAACTGTATTTGTGTATTTGAGCCACCAGGCGTGCCGTTTCCACCACCGCCTCCAGCAGTCCAAGATAAAGCACCTGCTCCATCTGTTGATAACACTTGACCGTTCAATCCACCATCGATATGTAAGTTAGCAATTGCTAGATTAACATTTGGAGAGTTATAAAGTTGAACGTTTCCTGCGGCTGATATGTTTGCACCTGATGCAAACGTTACATTGCCGTTGAACTGAGAAGTTTCACTAATCAGTAATGTATCTGCTCCTAAACTTGCCGATGCACTTATATCAGTGGCATTAATTGATGTACTAACTATTAATGATGTAAGTGTTCCAACAGATGTGATATTAGGCTGTGCCGATTCTACTACATTCCCGGCATAATTAGCAAAGTTTGCATCGATTGCAGGTAACGCAGAGAACACACCGTTACCATAAAGAACGTTTGTTGTTGAACCAGTTAAATCAATTGTTGCAATGTTTCCTAATCCAGTAACATTCGCAACTTGAACGTTTGATATGTTTCCACCTTCACCAGCAATCGATGTTGCTGTTAAAAGATCAGTATCTAAGTCATATACAAAGCCTGCGTCTCCAGCAAAAACACCTGCGTTATTAAACTGAACTTGAGTGTTTGCTCCACCAGGGACACCATTACCACCGCCACCACCTGTTTGTGCAGTCCATGATAAAGCACCCGCACCGTCTGTTTGTAAGACATATCCATTGTCACCGCCGGATATTGTGACATTAGTAACATCGCCTAGATCAGATGCGCCTGCTACTAAACTGACTGCTGTTGTGACTCCAGTTGATGCATTGAATGTTAAAGATGCACTTGCTCCTAGTTCTCCATTGTTATTATATTGAACTTGAGTGTTTGAACCTGCAGGTTCACTAGAGAATGGTTGTCCGTTGGCGTAGTAATAAGCATTTGCGAAGACGGTATTAGATGTTACGTTTCCTGTAGGTACGACTACGTTTGTAGTGACGTTACCAGATGCATCAACAACTTGAACTGGAGGCCAGTTAGCTGAGAATCCACCTAGGGAATTAAAATTTTCTGAGGCCATTAATATAATCTTCCATTATGTCTTAGTATTTATGATTATAGGTTTTCTTTTATCCCCAATAAAAGCACTGAGGAGCACTTTTTTATAAATACATGTATGATTACGACACAACCCAGTAGGCCTCTATGTTCTCACTGTAAATTTACATTGTCAAAGCCCAATGGAAAGAGCAAACATGGCTTCCAAAAGTGGCACAAATACTGTGTAGATTGTGCTAAGGCTATGTACAATAAAAGATTCAAACACATACAACATAAAAAAATGCAATGTGAAGAGTGTGATTTTATTCCGCAAGATAAAGTACAACTAGATTTAGTGTACAAGGACGGGAAGACTAGCAATAAAAAGAAAAGTAATTTAATTACTTTGTGTGCTAACTGTTCCAGACTTCATAATAAAAAGGTACGAAAATTTAAGAAATCTATTATTGATCTCCCAGTAGATTCAGATATGAGAATTAGTTAGCGATTTCGTCTATCTTATTAGTCCAATGATTCCAATACTTGGCTAGATATTCTCTATTGTATCCTGGCAAGTCTAGTATATCATAGAGTTCTTTGACTGCATCTAATGTTTCTGTTTCGGATTCATATTTACGCACATCAAATTTATAAATGATATTGTCTAGTTTTGACATTTCTTCTAGTTCAGCAGGATGACTATCTAATGCTTTTAGATAAGTTCTAAGAAATGGATCGTCTTGTGTTCTTTTTGTAACAAACTCTTCTACGTCAGTAAACAATATAATTTTAGCATTCTTCCAAATCTTTACGATTTCTAATACTTCTGGCATAAAATGAGATGCTATAAAGAACTTATAGTCGCTTTCTGTTACGTCTTTTACATAAGAATGAAACGAGATTCCTCTCCATGGGTCAATGTAGTCTCTCTTTTCAAAACCAAAGAATGATTTATCAGTGAGATTTAGATCATTCCAAACAATGCCTTTTCGATTTAATTGTATCTGGCCCAGCAAGTAGTCTAATTTATCTTCGACTGAAAACTCGCCTGCAATTTGTGCTTCTGCTAATTGTTTGTCCTGAAATAGTGCATTATCATTTAAGCCTAAGCAATTAGCCATAAATTTTCCACCAGAGTAATTATGATACCATATAATAACTAAATTATCAGTATCTAAATTACATTCTTCAGGTTTGACTCTGACTCTATTCGACAATTTTTATGTTCTCGCCGTTTTCTCCCAAGTCCGTGTTGCCATCTGCGTTGAGATCAACCATTGATTGTTGAAAATCTTTGTATGACTCTGATTCTGCTTCACTTACAACTGGTGGTTGTTCAAGAGGAACAACATCAGGATCAACTGCATCTCCTGGATTGTCAATAGTACCAACTTCTCCTGCAATCTCATTTACTGAGATATCTAAAGGGACTGTAGTTGATGCTTCTTTCTTTGCTTCTGTAACTTCATCATCAAACTCTTCCCAATACTGCTCTAGGTATTCACAGCCTTCTATATACTTGTCACCAATATCATGCCACTTGGTGTTCATATAACCTATACCAGCATAATAGCCTTTGCCTGTAGTATCGTTGTAGTCATAGTCTGTTTCTAATTCTTTTTTATCATACCATACAGAATCAATAAACTCACCCATATCAGTTTCAACAATACCATATGTGAATTTATATTTGTCAAATGGTTCGCCATCTGTTTCTACAAACCAGCAACCAAATCCACCTTTCTCTCCGCTATGAAATGCTAAAGTAGGAACATAGTTATCATCATCTTTAATGTCTTCATCATCAGGCATAGTGCCCATCGAGTATGCTTCTCTGCCGTAAAGTGGTTGAACTGCTTCTAAAGAAGTTTCAGTTTCTGAGTAATCATATTTGCTTTCTTCATTAGTTACTTCTGTTACAAAGAATCCGCTATCAGCATATGCTGAATTGATGTGTTCTATATCATCACACTCCCACATATAGTAATCTTCTTTAGGAATAGGTGCGTCTGCGTCTGGTTGACCATCGTCCCAATCATAACTAGTGACATGTTCTATGATGGCTGATTCTCTTTCAGATGTATCATATTCATTGAGGAAATACTCAACAAATTCTTTATCGACTTTTCCGATTACTGTTTCTCCGCCATATCTGCCGGCTTCAATTCTAAATATTCTTTTACTCATATATATGCTCCATAACTATAATAGTATTTACTATAGTATACTACCATATTAATAATTTGTCAAGCCTTTTTGTACCCAAAAAAAAGCCTCTAATAAAAGAGGCTTTTAAACTTAGTTAATAAGTTGATTATATAATAATCGGCTTATTGGAAAGTTAAGTTTTGAACTGCGATCTCGCCTAAATAATCAGCCGCATTACCGAAAGATGATGCAGTGTTAGTTAGTTCGATGTAACCGTAACGAGTCATAAATGACACGACTGGCTCAAACGTAGCTGGATCTAGTACAACCCCACTGCTCATTAATGGAATATATGGGCAATAGAAGGCAGCCGCATCAGTTTCAGATGAACCTTTGTATCCAACTAATACTGCTTGAGTATCAGGTGCATAAGAGTCAACGAAAACACGCATAGCGCCGTTCAACGTACCAACAAACTTAGTGTTAGTAGGAGCTTCGAAAGTTCCTTCAGTTGTACGTGCAAATGCTGATGTAGTTGCAGATTGTAATACAGTTAAGGCCGCTGAACTCACAACTGCCCAGTTACCTGCGCCTCTACGTGTTCTTTGTGCGATCAAGTTTGCAACTCTGTTGATTAATACAGCTAATGCCGCATGTTCGTCACCAACGTAAGTAGCAGTACCGGATACCGCAGCCTGGTTATATGTGAACTCAGTTGCCGCTAACGTTCTAAGAGATAGTAAAATCTCCTGATCGATTTCAGCAGTGATTTCTTGTGCCAAAGCAGCCATAATTTCTGCTTCAACATCGATGCCGTGCTGAGACTGTGCGTCCTGAGCGGCTTCGAATGTCCAACGTGCTTGTAACTTACGTGATTTAGCTTCAACAGCCTGACGTAAGATTTGCACACTGATTTGTTTACCGCCATTTCCTTCTAAAGTTGCTGTATTAGCACCAGTATAAGAATTGGTAGTTCCTGTTGCACTAGCAGTACGTGAGTATGCTTGTGCGATTTTGAACGGTGACAATGCTTCTTCACCAGCAGTTACCGAAGTAGCGGCGGCTGAATTATCAGTCAAGTTCTGTGCGTAGCGTACACGCAATGTGTGAATCTGTCCAACAGGACCAGTCATTGGCTGAACGCCGACTAGTTCGTTAGCAATAACAGTAGGCATAACCCTTCTGATTACTGGTAAGATTACACGGTTAAGTGTAGCAATATTTCCTGCTCCGGTACTACCTGCGGTAGCATTCTCATTTAAGAGTCCTTTGCGAGTGTTTTCAAGGACAACACCCATTGTTGAGCGGCGAGTGCCTTTTAAGCCTTCTAACAGAGCTTCTTTGGTTTCGCCCCAACGGCTTTCTAAGAGTACTTTTGACATGGTTTATTTCTCCTAATCAATGTCGAGTTTTAATTAAAGCCCTGCCAGACGCTTGAGATCAATTACGTTGCTAGAATCAGCATCGTAATCTTCTCGTTCTTGTTTGGCAGATTTATTACCAGATTGTTCTGTTACTTGAACAGATTCAGTTAACGGAGCCTTTTCAGATTTCGCTTTACTTCCTTCGTTCAGTACTGCTGGTAAATACTTATCAAATGCGTTCTTCAGCCTAGGCGTCTGAACACTTTCTAATAAAGATCGCATTACCTGACCTTTCTCTTTGTTCAAAGATGACAACAAGTTGTCTAAAGTCTTTTCACGTTGAGTAGATTCTTTAATAATGTTCACTTCACGTTCTTTTGATTCAACAATTGCTTTTGCTTTCGCTAAACTTACTGCTGATTCTTCTAGTTTTTTGTCTTTAGCTTTTAATGATTGAACTAGTTTACGAGTTTCAGCCTTATCATTAAGATAAGTTGTGCTGAATTCACCTGCAAATGATTCAAAAATCTTTCTGCCGAAGTTATTTTCCCTAGCGGATTTAATATCTTCTTTCAGTTGTGATAATTCACCTTTAAGATTCGATGTAACTGCAACGTTGATTCTCTTAGCACTCTCGGAAACGAATTTCGCTTTGAGTTTTTCGAGTTGTGTACGTCCTTCTGCAACTAACTTGACACGTTGTTCAACCACTGCTTGTCTATCCTGAGCAAATTCTTTGATCTCTTTAGCCAATGCATGAACAATAAACTTTTGAAGTTTATCTTGGTTTTCCAACTGAACCTTACGATCTGTACGTAGTTCTTTAATTTCTTCTGCTAACTTAGTTACCATGAAGTCATTAAATTTCGTTGCACTTTCTTTAAGTTTCAATTTCGCTTTTACGCGGTCTTCGTTAATAGCTTTCTTCTCTTCATGGAATTCTTTAATTTCCTCTGAAAGAGATTCAGTCACCATCTTATCAAGGGCTTCTACCATCACATTTCTGTCGTGTTCGTATCGTTGTGCGAATTCATTTCTGAGTTCACCACGAACTTGATCCTTGGCTTCAGTTAATTTAGTTTCCCAAGTAAGGTTTAATTCACTTGCGACATCCTCATTGATGAGTCCAGAATCGATTAATGGTTTAATAGCATCTATCATGCTTGTTCCCCTCTATTATATTTTTAAGTCTTTGATCAGACGATTAATCTCGTCTTTCAAATACCGTTCTACTTTCTTGTTGCCTCGTGCTTCTCGTGCTACTTCTAAAACTTTATGTCCGTGCTTCATATTCATGAGGCCCTCGTATATTGCTTTAGGATAAGCATTTGGTGCACTTGGTTGAGCAACAATGTCTACAGTGATTATTTCGAAATCACTGACTCGACCATCCATATCGTTAACGTTGCCGCTACCTCTACTAGATACACCGAGTTTCACCCCTGACTCTAACATGGTCTGAACTAACTGACCCATTGGAGTTGGTAAAATCTTTAATTTGCCGTAGCCATTTGGTCCATCCATCCACATCTTAGTGATCATGTGTGACACACGATCTAAGTTGATTTTTAAATCATCTGGATGGTCAACTTCACCTAAAACTGAATTCCCTTCTTTAATCTGAGTATTCAGTGTTTCTACGGCTGTCTCTATTTCATCAATGGGGTAAACTCGCTCATTTGCGTTTTTAACTCCACCTTGAATAAAGATGCCCTTCATAAAAAGGGTCTTTAAATCTGTATCACCTTCCTTAACGGATTCGACCATGATTTCGGCATGATCGAACGATAAGTGTTCTTTAAGATACAAAGCCATTTATATCAATCCTAGTCTATTACAGATTTAGTGTTTGTACCTGAAGCCTGTGCAGTCACTGGCTTTGGTGCGGCGCTTAGTGCTTTAGCATTTTTGCCAGGTTGATTCTGCCAGGTTGATGCGCCATCAATATCTTTTGCTGTTGGATTAGGACGTCCTTTTTCATCACTACCTTTGTCAAAGTCTACTGGATGTGAGTCCATTCCTTTTTGACCTGAGTTTGCGTCTACTGGGCTTCTAGTTTGTTCGCCATTGTCGCCCATTTTTGCTGTGACTTTTTGAAGTGTAATTGCTTCTGCAACTAATTCTTCGTCATCAACATTTACATCAACATCTACTTCAGGAGCGTCTGCTACTTCGTCTTCGATGTCATGTAAGTCTGCGTCCATTTCGTCATCACGGTCTTCTAAATCATCTTCTTTGCCCATGATCTCTTCAAATTCTGCCATTAAGTCATCAAGTTTGTCTTCAATGCGGATAACTGCATCTTCAACTTCGTCTGATGAATTCGCTTCGATGTCTATTGATCCTTCAACTTCTTCGTCATCGCCACCGATGTCAAATACTTCTTCAGAGTCTACATCAATTTCATCTTCTTCTTTAACGCCTTGTTCTTCAGCATTGATCTCGTCAAGTAGGTCGCCTACTTGTCCGCCGATGCCTTCGTCTAGGTCGTCATCGTCCATCATTTCGTCTTCCATGATAGATTCGTAAATTGCTTTAGATTTCTCTATAACAATGTCGTGGAACAATTCTGATGCTTGTTCTTCATTCTCATTAATAATGAGGTCTATTAACTTTTCAAATTTCTTGTTATCCATTGAGTTTCTCCTGATATAATAAAGTAATGGCTTTGTAGATTTATTTATAGCATATACCACAAAAGATAGGTTTAAGTACTACTTTTTTGCGTTTTTTGCCAATAATATAAGTTTTTTCTAATTTAGGGGGAATTATAAGGTTGGTGCGGCATCTTCTGCAGGCGCACTATATTGTTTTCTGACCTTGACTAAATGTTTAGACTTTTCATAATTTCTAACATCTAACATCTTACGTAACTTCCTGATCTGGCTCAACGTAAGTTTAGTCTTTCTGGAAGTTCTCCATACAGGCTTACTGTTGTCAGAACCTGCGTCCTGAAGTCCGGGTACTTCGGCATCAAACATTTCAAATAATTTCATAAGAGTATTTAGTCAAAAAAGTTTTTTGCATCTAAAAAGGGCTTTAAAATGTCATTAAAGTATACTTGATGTCCTTCTGCTGTAGGATGCACGTCTACATCTGACATAGTTAGCCCTAGNGGCTTAACATATTCGTGTATTGCTGGGAAGACTCGATTGTCAGTATCTAATTGTCGATAAAGGTAGTTAATAATCTCATGGTCTTTATTAGCATCAATATCTTTATATGTGTGATCCATATAGTATTGTTGATAGAATGTAATTCCTTGCAATTTACATAGATTTTGAAGCATTATCATATTTTCTAATGCTACATGTAACGAATTTATATTATGTTTATCATAGCCTCTGTCAGTGACAGGCTCGGTAAGCATCAGATAATCATTGATAAATTTTGGTTCTGCATGGTTCCACGCAGAATGATACCAGCCGCCATTTGGATTATACTGTATAGTGTACTTTCCATAGTCATTATCATAGTGTAGTATGTCAACATTATCTTTGCTGTTTTTAAGATCACAGAATTGCACATGCCAACCGCCTCCGGAAGTTTTATTCCAGTATGCTTTGATATCGTTAATATAATCTTTGTTCGTTATGTACCAAGTCTTACGATCATTGCCACTCCATGAAACTAGCACAGCAATTTCATCAGCAGTAAACCCTTCGTCTAATGCATCCATGATAGCATTTGTAGTTTTCTTTTGAATGAGTTCTTGGCCTTGATGACCCATACCTCTATGATCAAACGTCACATCAGCATCAATCTCTTTGGTGTATTTTTCTAGTATATGCGGCCAAGTCCATGGAGTATACTTGTCACCGAAACTACACCCTGAGGTAATAATTCGTTTTACTTTCACCTATGATACAGGTCCGACTTCGCCAGCGCCTTCTACTGAGCCTGCGGCAGTTGATGCTTGACCGCCTACTGGGCCAGCAACATCTAAGTCACCGAAATCATCTAAGTTTTCTTGGTCTTCAATTTCATCGTTAGTATCAATGTCAGAATCAAAGTCGCCTGTTGAGACTCCTACGTTTCTAAGATCAGATCCAGTCGGCTCATCACCAGAATTTTCAATGTTCTCTTCTTGCCATAGTTTTTCGTTTCTGTTGATTTCTTCTTCAGTTAATCCCAAGAATCTTTCTAATGCGAATCGTTTTGACATATATGAAAATGCTTCCATTGATGCAAACGTAGATACTCTTGCAGTATCTAATTCACTTTGTCTATAAGCGGCAAAGTTTTGTGGGGGATTGAATTGTAATTGGAACAGACTTGTATCAATATTAAAGCCTCTCCAACGTAAAAATAACTTAAACTCTTCATCAAGTTTCTGACAGATATAGTTCTGTAGTCTTTCACAGTACTGATTGAATCTAAATTCTTGTATCATTGCTGTACCAACACGTCCGTCATTTAGAGGTGTTGTGTTGTCATCAGGACCTGTGGGTAAGTATGAACTAGGTACACGCAAACCACGAGATAATTTGTTATTAAAATATTTCAAGTCATCAATCTCACCCAAGTTCTGTCCACCTGGGAGAACTTCGATAGATGATCCTCTACCTTCTGCTGTAACTGGGAAGAAATAATCTTCATTCATTGATAATGGATTGTATGTAGCATCTACATGCGATTCTCCACCATGAATACTTGGTATACGTCTTTGATGTATTTCGTTTTTAATTCTGTCTACGAATGCCATTGCTAAGTGACTAGGCATATTACCTACATCAATCTTAAACATTCT